TATCTGGAAATACCTGAATAAACGGAGCGGCGCCATTGATGCCATCCGGGATTATGACAGCATGAAGTTCATCATCGAAAATACCAGCGAGGACATTAAGCAGGCATACGCTGCCATGACCAGCCTGCATCCGTCCGGCTTTGATGGGATGCCGCACTCCAGCAACCCACATGCAACAGAAGATCATATCATCTCCGGACTGGCAGACATCGACATTCTGAAAGAACGGTACCGGCAGGCTGTCGAGTACATGGCATGGTTCCAGCCTGCATGGGAAAAGCTGAGCAGCGACGAGCAATACGTGCTGCAAACTTTTTATGCCGACGAGGATGCACAGACGAGTGCCGTCTATGCCATCGCTGATCATTTCCACATCGAGCGGTCGTCTGCCTACAAAAGGAAGAATCGTGCATTAGCTAAGTTTGCTATTCTTTTATTTGGGAAGACATGATGTCCAAAATCGCGGACGCATTTATCCATTTGACGTGTTATACTAATAGCATGAAAGTGTGAGAGAAGCCTTCGAGGGAGCAAATCCTTTGGAGGCTTTTGCTATGTGTTTATTATATTGACATTGTGTTGACATCAGCCAAAAATAATGCTATATTCAAGACAGAAATGGAGGTGTTGAATATGGTAAATACAAATTTGAATATCCGGACGGATAAGGAAGTCAAAAATCAGGCTGAGAAAATATTCAATGCTCTGGGAATGAATATGACGACGGCGGTAAACATATTCTTAAAAACAACGATACGAGAAAATGGCATTCCCTTCCGTCTCACTCTTGACGTTCCTAATGCAACAACTAGATCTGCCATTGAAGAAGGCAAACGAATCGCCATTGATAAAAAAGTAAAAGGGTATACCAATATGACAGATTTGCGTGTGGCCCTTGAAAAATGAAGTACGAAGTAAAATTCACCACTCAATTTAAGAAAGATTTGAAATTGGCAAAGAAGCAGAACAAAGATATAGATGTGCTGTTCTCTGTCATTGAGCAATTGGCCCAAGGAAAACAATTGGATGAAAAATATAGAGACCATGATTTAGGTGGAACATACAAAGGTTGCCGGGAATGCCATATTGATCCAGATTGGCTTCTCGTTTATGAAACAAGAGATGATGTACTTGTTCTTCTTTTGTATCGTTTGGGCAGCCATTCCCAATTATTTTAGCAGCATGAGTAATATCGCGGACGCATGTACCTGCTTAACGTGTGATATACTAATAGCCTAAAAGTGTAAGAGAAGCCTTCGAGGGAGCAATCCTTTGAAGGCTTTTGCTATGTCTGGAGATGAGAACTTTGCCATGGAAACCAAAGAAACCGTGCGCCTACCCCGGCTGCAAGGAGCTGACCGTGAACCGGTACTGCGAGCAGCACCAGAAGCTGATGGATAAATACTATGACACCTACCAGCGCAGCCCTGTCGTCAAAAAGCGATACGGCAGAGCATGGAAACGCATCCGGGACCGCTACATCGGAACGCATCCCCTGTGTGAGATGTGCCTGAAGAACCACAAGACCACACCGGCAACGGAGGTGCACCATATCCGTCCCCTCTCCCGCAGCGGCACTCATGACGAGGATAACCTTATGTCGCTGTGCAAGCCGTGCCACTCGAAGATAACCGCTGAGATGGACGACCGCTGGCATCATGCCAAAAAGGAATACCGCTATGAATGACTACGCTCCGCCAGGAGGGGCGGTCCAAATCTCTGGCGCGCCAAAATGCTAGACCGGTGCTGGGGTCACACGCACAAAAATTGCGGTTCAAACGGGGGATTTACCGCATGGGAAAGGAGTTGAACAGCCATGGCCAAGGACGGAACCAATCGCGGCGGCAGACGGATTCGTGCTGGGGACAAGCCGGAGGCGCTGGCCGATAAAATTGCCAAGGGAAAAGCAGCCACCATTATCGACCTGCCGACGCCCACCTTAGAAGGAGCAGATTTAAATGATGCCACAGATCTCACCGGTGAGGATATGCCAAATCCCAGCGACTATTTGTCTGCCCGGCAGCGGGACGGCAAGCCACTCGGTGCGGATGACCTGTTCCGCCAGACCTGGCAATGGCTGAAGGATCGCGGCTGTGAACGGCTCGTCAATCCCCGGCTGTTGGAAGCCTATGCCCAGGCATTTGCCAGATATATCCAGTGCGAAGAAGCCATCAGCACCTATGGACTGCTCGGCAAGCACCCCACGACCGGCGGTGCGATTACCAGTCCGTTCGTGCAGATGAGCCAGTCGTTCCAGAAGCAGGCGAACCTGCTCTGGTATGAGATTTTCGATATCGTCAAACAGAACTGCACCACAGCGTTTGTGGGAAGTCCGCAGGATACGATGATGGAACACCTGTTGCAGGCACGGAAAGGAAAATAATTATGGAATTGATCAAAAAGAACATACAAGACCTTATCCCGGCAGCCTATAATCCGAGAAAGGATTTGCAGCCGGGTGATCCGGAATATGAAAAGCTGAAACGTTCGCTGGACGAGTTCGGCTACGTCGAGCCTGTCATCTGGAACAAGTGCACCGGCAATGTGGTCGGCGGACACCAGCGCTTAAAGGTGCTCCAGCAGGAGGGCATCTCGGAAATCGACTGCGTCGTCATCGACATGGACACCGAAAAGGAGAAAGCCTTAAACATCGCCCTCAATAAAATCAGCGGCGACTGGGATACGGATAAATTAGCGCTGCTCATTACCGATCTGCAGGGCAGCGACTTTGATGTATCGCTTACCGGCTTTGATCCGGCGGAACTAGATGATCTGTTCAAGACCGATATAAAGGATGGTGTACACGATGATGACTTTGATGTGGATGCCGAACTCAAAAAGCCGATGTTTTCCAAGGCAGGTGATGTGTGGCAGTTGGGAACACACCGTCTGCTCTGCGGCGACAGCACCCAGCCGGAAACATACCAGCTATTGCTGCAGGGAACGCCGGTCAATCTGGTGGTCACCGATCCGCCATATAATGTTAACTACGAAGGCCGGGCGGGAAAAATCAAGAACGACCATCTGCAGGACGACAAATTCTATAAGTTTCTGCTCGCCGCTTTTACCTGCATGCACACCGTCATGGCAGAAGATGCCAGCATCTATGTATCCCATGCCGACACCGAGGGACTTAATTTTAGAAAAGCCTTCTCGGATGCCGGTTTTTATTTATCCGGATGCTGCATCTGGAAGAAGCAATCGTTGGTGCTGGGACGCTCGCCCTACCAGTGGCAGCACGAGCCGGTGCTTTACGGCTGGAAGAAGAAAGGAAAGCACGAATGGTACACCGGGAGGAAGGAATCCACTATCTGGGAGTTCGATAAGCCCAAAAAGAATACGGACCATCCCACCATGAAACCGATCCCACTACTTGTCTATCCTATTTTAAATTCCAGCATGACCGGCTGCACTGTGCTGGATCCATTCGGCGGCAGTGGCTCGACGCTATTGGCCTGTGAGCAGACGAAGCGACGCTGTTACATGGTGGAGCTGGATGAAAAGTTCTGTGATGTGATCGTGAAACGGTATATCGAGCAGGTCGGCTCGAGCGGACAGGTAACCGTGACACGGAATGGAAAAACGTATACCTATACCGAAGTGGAGGCAACATAATGCGTGTATTTATTAACCCCGGGCATGACCGGGAACGGGACAGCGGCGCGGTGAATCCCAACACCGGACTGCGGGAATGTGATGTGGCGGCCACAATTGGCAGTCTCGTCAAAACATATTTGGAAACAGCAGGTTGCGAGGTGCAACTCTTGCAAAGTGATAACCTGGCCGGGGAAACACCCGATCTACCCTGCGTGGTGGATACGGCAAATACCTGGCCTGCCGATGTATTCGTCAGCCTGCATTGCAACTCAGACAGCAGCTGCGCCCGTGGTACGGAAGCGCTTATCTATGCCAACAACAGCGGTCAGTCTCCGCAGCTTGCCACCTGCATCCAGTCGCAGATCGTGCAGAGTCTCGGCACGGTGGATCGCGGCCTGAAGGAACGGCCCAACCTGATTGTGTTGAAGGATACCACGATGCCAGCCGTTCTGGTGGAAACAGCTTTTATTGATAACGAGGATGATGCAACATTATTAACTGATAACGCGGATGATTTCGCCCGGGCCATTGCCCGCGGCATAACAGATTTTGAAGGGAGATACTAATATGGATATCGAAACGATTAAGAATGAACTCAAAGAACACATTCTGGATTCGGTACAGGAGGATGCCAAGAACGCCACCATTTACTGGCTGGATACAACGGTGCTTCCGGCAGCCAAGGAAGTGGCGGATGCCTACACAGCCGCCTTGCAGGAATCTGCCGGTAAGGAAACCGGCTGGAATAAGTTCCGCGATCAATGCTTTCTGCCGACGCTGATTGATGGCGGACTGTGGCTGACCGGAAAGCTGCTCGGCAAAATGTCGGCAGTACAAGAATAATACGTGTAATTTGTGGTACAAACCCCTTGCAATAATCGCCGGTTAGAGTGATATATGTACATGACAAAAAACGAAAGGGGTTTACTACCATGAAGATTATGTACCATGCACAAGGAAAAACACGCAAGGAACTGGCCGATGCCATCAGCACCATTACCGGAGCCGCCAAAGTGTATAAGGGGATTCCAAGCTATGCCTACGAAATTGATTGTTTTACTGTTGACCGCGACGGCAATCTTAATTTTGATGACATGATTGACAGAAAGGAAATCGAGGATTTGCTTGAAAAACTCGACAGCATGGGATTCCATGCAGAACCAGCCGAACCAATAGGGAAAGAACCTGACGATTCGGCGTCTAAGCAGGAGAACATAGACGACTTGGTGATTGCCATGCCGCGTTCCTTCTTCACCGATACGGCACTGGAAAACCTGAAGAAGCTGATTCAGGCCAAGAGCAGCATTATGTTAAAAGTTTTCCAAACTGATGTGCTGCGGATGCAGGTAACGGAGGATAAAGTGTTATTTCCCTGGTTTACCGGCTGCCCGGATGCCGATACGGTTAAAGCCTACACCCATTTCATTACCGCCCTATGCCATCTGGCCAAGAAACAGAAACGGGTGCTGGCAACAGAGCATCCATCAATCAACGAGAAATACGATTTCCGCTGCTTTCTGCTACGGCTTGGCTTCATCGGCAAAGAATACAAGGACGAACGGAAGCTGCTCCTGCAGCACCTTTCCGGCTCCTCGGCCTTTAAAAACGGCAGAAAGGAACAACACCATGATGAGATATCCGAATAAAATCAGGAAGAAATAATCACACAATATCATATTTGTATACCAAGACTGCCCACTTCGGCGGTCTTTTTTGTTGCTGCAAAGGAGGTGACGCTGTTTGCGAACGCTGAAACGCTATCGTTCTACGAAATTCAAGGCCAAGGATTCCAAATACAACAAGACTATGGCGGACTATGCCGTGTCCTTTATCGAATGTCTCTGTCATACCAAGGGCACCTGGGCAGGTAAACCGTTCGAACTGATCGACTGGCAGGAGCAGATCATCCGTGATGTGTTCGGCATCTTAAAGCCGAACGGCTATCGGCAGTTCAATACCGCCTACATCGAGATTCCCAAGAAGCAGGGCAAGTCGGAACTGGCGGCAGCGGTAGCACTCCTCTTATGCTGCGGCGACGGAGAA